TATTGACCCCGCCAGAGAAATCAACGGAACCGTCGACAATGATGGCGGTTTTTGGCATGAGGATGGTTATCGCAAATCTGCACTGCGCATGAGCGAACATTACACCTTGCGGGCCTGAAATCAATGGGTATCGTCAACCAATGGCCCGCGAACAGAAGCTTCAGCGAATTTCGAAATACGGAATGGAATGGGGCATCGGAACAGATCCTGCGTGGATCGAGATTGAGATGCTTCTTCACGGAGGAAGGTATCGCAACAAGAAGACAGGCGAGATGGTTGGCAACGGAGAGGAGTTCCACTTCAAGGAGTTGGTAAAGCTGCTTTGGCCTTGGATCAAGTGGCACAAATGGGCCGAGCTCCAGATCGACTGTTGGTGCAAGTATCGCATTATAGGGCAGATAGGGGCTGCCTCCACCGGCAAGTCATTCATCTCGTCTGCTTGCGCCCTTACTGCATACTATGTGCATCCAGGAAGCACCACTGTTCTTGTGTCGTCTACGACGCGCGAAAGCCTTGAAATGCGCGTATGGGGTGAGATAAAGAAGCTTCATCGCTCCGCCAAGAGCATTCGCGACTGGCTTCCCGGGAACCTGATTGAGGGCAAGCAGAGGATTGTAACAGATCCGCGTCAGGAGGCGGCCGATGGTAGAGACTTCCGCAACGGACTGGTTGGTGTGGCGTGCAAGCGAGGGCAGTCGTTTCAGGGAATGGAGGAATACGTCGGCATCAAGAACAAGTATCTCTACATGATCGCAGACGAGCTGCAGTTTCTTCCCCGGCAGTTCGTGGACTCGATCTCCAACATGAACAAGAACCGCAACTTCAAGTGCGTCGGTAGCGGCAATCCGAAGGAGACGACAGACGCGCTCGGAGTGTTGTGCGAACCAGCGGCGCACCTCGGCGGATGGGAGGGAGGCGTTGACCAGTCTCCGATTACGAAGACGTGGGAGATCAGGTTCCCACAGGGAATATGCATTCAGCTTCCGGGAAGCGATTCGCCGAACTTGCGCGGAGATCTAGGCGTTCCGCTAATCACGCAGGAGAACATCGACGCCGACATAGCGTTCTACGGAAAGGACTCGATTCAGTACTCAATGATGGACGAGGGGCGCATGCCTCGCGGCCAAGGAAACCGCCGCGTGATCACCCGCAACCTGTGTATGAAGCACGGCGCAATGGATGATCCGATATGGCTTAACGCCTTGCGGACGAAGATTGGATGCCTGGACGCTGCCTATCGCGGTGTCGGCGGCGACCGATGTCCGTTCATGTATTTGGAGTTCGGATTGAATAGCGAGCGCAGCGAGATTATCGCGCTGGTGGAGACGACCATCATTCCGATCATTGATGGACCGGAGCCAGCCGAAGACCAAATCGCCATGCAGGTTCGCGAGCGGTGCGAGAGGCTTGGAATACCACCGGAGAATTTTGGCTTCGACTCTACTGGGCGCGGTAGCCTGATGTCGGCATTCGCCAGGCTTTGGTCTCCACACGTGATCGCCATTGAGTTTGGCGGACACGCCAGCGACCGCCCGGTGTCCAGCGGCATTGATATGAACTGCCGGGAATACTACTCCAAGTTCGTGACGGAGTTGTGGTACTCCGTCCGCCTGGTTGTGGAAGCTGGACAGTTTCGCGGAATGACGGAGGATGTGATGGCCGAGGGTTGCGCCAGGGAGTGGAAGATTGTAGCTGGAAACAAAATAGAAGTTGAGCCGAAGGACAAGACTAAGCTGAAGACTGGCAGGTCGCCAGACTTGTTCGATACCTTGGCCGCCGGTATTGAGGTGGCTCGGCGTCGAGGGTTCAACATCAAGTTCACCCCCAATCCACTATCGGGCAGAAACGATGGCCGGTGGAAGAGCGAGATGAAAGAGCGCTCCCGATCGTTATGGAGCAAACACGATCTCGTGCACAGCAACTAGGGAAGATTCGGATCGCCGAGGACCGAGAGTTTCTTTCTAAGCTCGGCGATCTCCTCAGGCGTTGGCGGGTTCCCCTCCACCCACTTCTGGATTTGCGACACCATTCCGGGGATAAGCTTGTCCACGGCCTTGCCGAGAAGAATGAACGGGATCAGGTTCGGAGCGATGACGCCGATGAAGTCTGCACCCGTGTTCACCTCATCGACTATGTTATCTAACAGCTTCTTGGTCTCGTCTGATGTCATTGTTTCCTCCAGTAGTTGATCACCCAAACCAGATTGGATGACTCGCTGCGAACGGTATCAAGCGCAGCCAGCACTGGCTCCTTAAGAGCGCTGTCTACTTCGTATCGCTCGCGTAGCGTCTCCAGCGTTCCGACCGATGCCGCGAACCTCAATCTGGCCGATCGCACAGCATTGCTGCCATCTGGCGATATCTTGATTGCGCCGGTGGCCAGGCCGTTGGTGTATCCGGTATAAGCCGCGTAGCCTATATTAACAGCGGTCTGCTCGGCCCTGAAGACGTTGGTTGAGAAGCTGGCGCAGCCGATCAGCAGCAGCATGAACGCTAGACAGAACATTGCCTTGGCAATTCCGATACCCTGTCCGCTGCCATCAATGGACGGCATTTTCTTACACGAGCGCACATCCTTGGCGGCCGCCACAATGCCTATGATGGCGGCGGTGATATACGCCTTGCTGTTAAGACCATCGGTTCCATTGGAAATGAATACCGTGGTGAGAGCGCCGCCAGCGTATATCACGAAGGCGGTAATTGCTGATATGGCTACGTCGATGTTATTCATTAAATCTTCGGCACCGCTCGGTTGACTTTCTGAACTCGGTCAGTGCGGCCGTGTTGTTGGCTACAACCTCGGACATCTTTTCCCCAAGTTCAATATATCTGTCCGTAATTGCTGTCAGCCGTAGGTTTACCTTTTCTCGATCAGAGATGATCCATCTCCAAAAGAAGACTGCACCAATCAGCATAACGCCAAGTAGAGCTAGCATAAGCCACCTATCATTTTGTTGCGCTGCGTGGTCCGCGATATTCAATACGTCATGCATACCTTCAATCGTATTCGTCATTGTTGTGTCTTTAGAAATGCGATTTACGGATCACCGCTTTGGTTCTTGTCCAATGCCATTCGACTGTCTTCGGATTCATCCTGAGTTCCGCCGCAATCATTTGCATCGTCATTCGCTTGCAGATTACCATTTCTGCCAGCCTGGCTGTGATTGACCGAGTGCGAACGCTGCGACAAGTATTGCACATACCCCTGCTCGTCTTCTTGTAGCGATGGTATGGTCCGCAGCATATCGGGCACTTGGTCAATCTACTCATACCACTGCTCTATTTTCACAACATTTCCTGCCTTTCCCTTACTCCGAAAATAGCGCGTCGGGGAGTTTGTCTGCCATAGGTTGGTGGTGCCAGCAGAAGTCCACGCTCCGCCAACTGTCAGCGAGGACCAGTAGATATTCGTTCCGGTCGTTGTCACATGAACGACAAGGTTTGTCTTCGGCGGCGGCGGCAGGCGCAAGAAGTTGGAGTCCGGGCTTTCCATTGAGTTCGTGCCAATGGCGCGCACGGTCACCAGCAACGCATTTGTTCGCACAACCTTGTTGGTCGTGGACATTCCGACGTAATTGGTGGCTAGCAGATTCGTGCCGAGGCTCCACTGGTAGACCGTGAATCCGGCTAGCTCGCCCATCTGCGAATGCGACCACGTGACGTAGTTGGTATATCGCCGCACAGTCGGAACCGCAGCCGCAGCCGGAAGCGCCATCATCGAAAGCGGAGACACCGCCACAACAGCGTTGGTCTTCACCGGCGTCGGCTTGCTGATTAGCCGGAACGCTCCGTCGCCCTGTTTTGGACCGGCCCACGCGGAGGCCACGGAAAGCAAGATAATCAGCGCGGCAATCACTTGATGGCAATCTTGATCGGAGATCCCGGAAGCGCGGCCTCTTTGCCAGACGATGACCCATAGGCATCCAGCATTGCGTCAAGAATGTCTGCTGTGATGTCCTGTTTCACAATGCAAGAGATCACAGTCTTGCGCTTGGCGCTCAACCTTGCATTGGCTATCGCCTGAGTGATCAGATCGGTTCCGTCTTTGAATTCCCTAACACCGCAAACAGACGCAAGATTGATTGCGTCGGCATCGTCGATTTCAATGTTTATGTTCATGGATTATAATCAACTGACCATCCGTACCCCAAGACAAGGGTAACCTTTAGGGTTACACCGGCAGCATTCAGGGATGCGTTTGATCCTCCGTCTATTCTCAAATAACCTGCCATGTCGGCGCATGACGCTATCATCTGAGTCATAAGGCTGTTCTCGGCGGCATTGCCAAGAGAACATCCGTAGAACTCTATGTCGCTTAGCGATA